TGGAACTGGGTGCCCTCGTCGGGAGCCGGCGACTGCTGGTAGAGCGCCGACCAGTTGCGCGGGCTTTGCGTCTTTTGCTCGTGGCGGAGGAAGTCGCCATAGCCGTAGGCGTCATCCCACAGAACCGCCCCAGGCGATCTCTTGAGAGGATCCGCCTCTTCGGCGATCGCCGGCAGAGACAGAACATGCCATTGATCGCCACCTTTCCGCATGTCCAGCAATAGGCGTCCAGCAAGGTCGTCCTCGTGCCATCGCGTCTGGATGAGCACAATGCGCCCGCCAGGCTTCATGCGGGTACTTAGATCCGATTTGAACCAGTCCCAAGTCTTTTCACGCACCAACGCCGAATCCGCGTCCTCCCTCGAGCGGACGGGATCGTCAATAATAGCCAGGTCAGATCGGAAACCAGCGATACCAACTCCGACACCGGCCGCGTAGTACTCGCCGCCTTGCGTGATCGCCCAGCGGCCGGCCGCAGCGTTGTCTTGGCTGATCGCGATGTCGAGTGTCGGTCCATGTTCCTCGATCAGGTTTCTGACGCGCCGGCCCCACTTTTCAGCCAGCTCCGTAGTGTGTGACGCAGCCAGGATGGAATGGCCAGGATGACGGCAAAGATACCACGCCGGGAACAGAATCGAGCCGTACGTACTCTTCGCGCTCCCGGGCGGCATGAAGACCATGAGGCGATTGATCGTGCCACGGCAAACACCGATCAGTTTCGACATGAGCAGGCGATGATGGGCTGCCGGTTCGTACTGGCATTCACGAGCCCAAGTCTTGAACGAGGTCTGCACCTTGATCCTGTGCAGCAGGATCTCGGCCGCTCTCACTCTCAATGAGGGTTCGTAGTTCAATGGTCGTCAGCCGCTCCATATGAACATTGGCAACGGTCGCGTGCATCTCACGTGGCATGTGGCTGGCGACAACGCGCACGAATGTCTCGGGATATTCCATTGCGACGACATCGATCGCAGCCTTGCCCTTGGCCAGCCATGCCTCGTAGAGGTTAACAAAATATTCGGTTGCGAGCTTGTTGCGAGCGCCCTCACGACGACCTCTGCTTCGCCGAGAATCATGCCCATGCTTGAACTGTGATACCTCGCGACCACTAGGTTCCGGAGGTAATAGTTTAGGCGCCGGTATTTGGCTATTGTTTGTGATCTTTCTGAGCCTAGGCATTTTGATCCAGATCACTCACTGATCGGCCTCTGTCCAGCGAATGTCAATATCCGAGGTCAGCGCTAGGTTGGTGCCGCCGTAGGTCAGGCACAAGGCCTCGGTGCCGCGCAGCACCACGGGCGCGAAGTCACCGCCGCCTACGGCGAAGTCGATGCGATAGCCGCCGACATTGTTGGAGGCAGATCCTTGCGTGGTCAGCCCCCAGCGCGTGCCGACGACGATTCCGATAGCTGTACCGAGCGTGGTTGGACTCGTCGTATAGGCGCGCAGCGTTGCCTTGGCCGGTTGCGCCGAGGAATCGCCAATGGCGATCGGCACGCTGTTGCCGGTGACCTCGGTTCCCCCGGTGTCTGGTATTGATCGTTTGACCACCACAGCTAGCACCGTACCGCTGCTCGCTGCCTGGGCAAACGCAGTGATCACGTAGACGCGCGTGACCCTCGCCTTGTTCTCGATGCAGAATACGTCGGTGGCTGTGGCTGAAACCGCCACGTTGAGCGCCGCGGCATAGTAGGTGTCGCTCGGGTAATCGGAGACGGCATAGGCCGGTGTCGCCAAGGCGAATAGCACCCATAGTCGCTTGAGCATTGCTATTCCATGTCCGTGTCGTAGCCGCGCTTTTCCGCGGCGCTCTTGGACACCCTGCCAGCTTTCATGGCGGATCGCATCTTCGGGCCCATGGCCTTCTTGCCGATGGCTGGATACTTCTTGTGTACCTTGGCCTCGACCTTTTCCTGCAGGCCCGGGCTGGCGAACTGCGAGGCACGCGCCAGGGCGTTCCTGGCGTGGCTCGGATCGTTGATCGGGTAAGATCGATCTGGCCCGGCGAACGCCGAGCTCGGTAGCGCGTTGCGTTGCTCTGTGGTCAAGCGTGCCATGTCAGTAGCCTCGTTTGCTCAATGCCTCTTGCGATATGCGGCCGCTATCAACCGCGCGTTTCATCTTTGGGCCCATCGGTTTCTTCTTCTGCGGCAGCTTGGCAAAGCTTCCGCCAGCCGGTCCGGCTGAGACGAAGTCTTGGCCTACACTTTGCGGGATGCCGACATTACTGTTCCCTGACGCCGCGGCATACATCGCGCGTTGCTGGGCCTTGGAGACGATCGGCATGGCTGACCTCATAAGAAAACGGCCCGCTGGAGGCAACACCGCGGGCCGTTAGGGTAGGGTACCCCAAGGGGGTTAATCTTGCGGGCGTACTAGATTTAGCATCGCGAGCGACCCAGTCAATCCTAGCTGTGGATTGCATCACGCGTAGCCCCATAGTTTGGCCAGCGTCTCCAGGGCTTCCCTAAACCGCTGGCCGATGTATTTCTTGCTGCGCCCGCGGCGGATCGATGCATCCAACAGCGACACGCGCTCGCCCAGAATATCCCTGATCAGCTTGTCACCCTCGTAGCCGAGTGCCACGGCCGCCACCTTGAGCTCGGCAAAGGCGCGGCGCTGGCGGTCCGTAAATGGCTCAGGGCGCGCGCAATGGCCATCGACCGCCTCCTGGGTCGGGTCGATCGCTTTTATCGCACCCACGGCCGCCTGCTCGTGAATGCGCTGCCATTGGCGGCCGGCCGAGAACTGCGCCAAGTCGATTTGCGCGCGGGCGAACATGCCAGCCAGCGGATCGTCGCGCGTCGAGCGCACCACGGCGATCTGCGCGCCGACCTGCGAATAAGGGTCGTCCACGATCGCCACCACCGTCGAGCCGATCTGAGCGGCCGGGATCTCGGCGAGGCGTTCGTGGATCTTGTCAGGTCTCGGCATTTGGCAGCCTGTCGAAAGCGTCCTCCCCGATCATGTGTATTAACCGGCTTCTCGCCTCCGCCGCCTGCTGTTCCTTTGTGGTGAACTTTTTTTGCTTCGCGGCCGATAACAACTGCTGGGCCTTTGCGTCCGAACGATCAAGCCATGCTTTGGCCAAGCGTTTTAGATCCTCTGTCAGCGGGACCTGCATGTCCCTGGCATTTTCGGCTAACCGAACACCGATCGTTTTAGGTTTGTAGCGGGAGTCGAAGTCATCAGGCCACTCGCACGGCACGAGGAATTCCTTGATCTTGTCGTCGTCTTGGTATTTTAGCCCGATCGGCATCGTGCCAAGCCGCCAAAGAAAATATAACTCCCATCGCAGCCTCGCCTCCGAATGTCTGACGAAAGCAAACCAGGGCGGATCATTCGGGTCCGTCGTTCGCGCTTTTACGAACGCCTTGGCATCACGCCAATATCGATCAATCTCGGTTTCAAGCCTGTGTCCGTTCATGCTTTGCCTCCGTTTGCTGGCGTAAATTTTCCACCACTTCGCGCGCATGCGCCATACGCTGTTCCGGCGTCATAGCGCGAACGCGGGCCAATTCAGCCTCATCATGCGGTGCTTGGCCGTTGCTTAAACCGACCTGATCGTCCCAACCGCCCCGGTTGAGCCATGTGGCCGGGTAGGGTACGTATTGCGGATCGTGCCAAGCCGGGATCCAGCGACGCAAGCCGTCTAGAATAGTTCCAGCTGACGTATCCTTGGCCGCCTTGCGGTAGGCTTTCTCTGCCGCTTTCTTGCCGACCTTGCGCGGGTAGAGGGCGTAGAATTCGAGAAAGTCTTTCTCGGCTGTCCGCTTAATAGCCGGAGTTCTCTTGCCCAGCGGTTGCGTCTTGCCAGTGCTGTTTCCATCACGCTCATCCCCTTCGATGAGCAATATATTACTTTCTTTAGTGGTTGTGGTTGTGGTTGTGGGAGCATTGCCAACGCATTGCGTTCGCAATGCGACCGCATGCCTCCCCTTCTTATGTTTCAACCACTTAGCATTAGCGCTAGCGGATGCCTTTTCACTCACCGTCCGACAGCGACTCCACTCGTCAACCAACCGCGCTTGACTGATGTAAGCGCCATCAAGGTCAAAAAACTCCATAATTATCGGTTTCATGCGTTGCCATTGGCGTGGCCCGAGCTTTGCGTATCGTGCCAAAAGCACATCATCAGCGGGCAACCGAGCTTCGCCAGTACGCCACATTGCCCAAAGCAAGAGCATGTAAGCGCCGTGTTCGATTGTCGTTAGGTGGGTCGTGTCGCCAAGGTAAGCGTCGGTCCAAAACGTTATCGCTGGGAATTGAGCCATGTGTTCCCTCCAATGGGAAAGGCGGCGGGGCGCCCGTATTGGACCGGGCAAAACATGGACGGCCAATCCATGCCTGCCCCGCACATTCCCAGATTAACCGTTTTTTATTCCCTCCGCCCAAAACATTTTCTTGGCGGTGACCCGCACCCAAGTGCGGATCGTATCGTTGCGCGAGAGTTCGTTGACCAGCTCGGCCTCGAGCCAGGCAAGCTTGCGCACGCCGCTGAGGATCGTTGTGTGGTCGCGGCCACCCAATTGGCGGCCGATGTCGGGGTAGGAGCGGCGCGTGAGGATCTTGCACAGCAGGTAGGTCGCGTGCCGCGCGCGCATGATCGGCGCCTGCCGGCGGTCGCTCTTGATGTCCTCGATCGAGACGTTGAACTGGTCGGACGCCGCCTTGACGATCTGCCGCACGTTGGCCGCATTGGCCGGAAGGTAGTCGAGCGGGATCACGCCGGAGTTGCTGTCCTGGCCGAACGGCCACGCGATCGGGCCGGGTTCTGGCTCCGGCGGCGGCAAGGCCGGGACCTCCTTGATCACGACCTTGACGCGCTCTTTCATCCGCGAGCGCAGCCGGCGCTCGATGATCAGCGCACCGAGCAGCTCAACCTCAAGCGCGGTCGTACACTTGACGCAATCCAGACGCTGGACGTCCAGCATGTTAACCCCCTTGTTTCAAGCCTATGTCAGTTCAGTGACAGCGCGCTAGGCCCTATTTGCGTACCGAAACGTGAGTTTGCCTACTTCACGTCGGGATGAACGGCGGTAATTTCCGCAAGTATCCGCTGAAGCAACAAGGCTTGATTGTACCGGATAGGCGCCCCGCCGCTTTCCCATTTCGATAGCGTTGACTGTTTTATCCCGATGCGCTGGGCAAACTGCTCTTGCGTTTCATTCAGGGCATCACGAACCCGTCTGATTGTCTTCGGCGACACTGCAGAGGCTGCAGAAGCCGCTGCAGTCTTCAGTAGTCTTTTTTCATTTTTCAATTTTTCCCTCCAATGCTCGCGGGAATGACAACTCCTGCAAAGCGTTTGCAGATTCGATCGCTTATTGTTGCTCCTGTTGCGATCCTTATGATGCAGCACAAGTCCATCGTCGATACCACATACCTCACAAGTGGCCTTTAAATGTGCTTTTCTGAACTCCCATGCTGCGTCCATTTTATAACCTCGAAAGATGAACCGTTCATGGTATTCTTAGATCATAATTTTGTGCTTGACAAGCCTATATGATTATTTCATAAGAGGCCACCGAAATGAGAGGCAAACATGACCGACAACGACATCCGCGAATTCTTCAACCTCGGCGAATTCATCGATCTCGATGCGCCGCGCGTCAATCTGGAATTCCAGTCCTATCGTGAGGTGGCGATAGCCTACTTCAAACTGTGGGGAGCACTCTAATGAAACACTGGCATGACGAGGATCACTTCGACGGGCCAATCTGCGCCAACTGCGACGACGCTGGTGAACTCAATCTGATCAAGGGAAAGTGGGTCTGTACCGATTGCTGGCTCAGCGATCAAATGGGCCATTTCCACATCGACCCGCGCTACGAGTACCACATCCACGCGATGTCGACGCCGGAGAAGGATTGCTGGTCGTGCATCGACGATCGCACCTACGACGGCGCGGGCTCGAACATGATCGGCTGGGGCAAGACCAAGGAAGAGGCGCTCGCGGATCTGGTGCGCCTGTTCGAGGAACGCGCCGACTATTGGCAGTCGGTGCACGAGGCCGAGTGCGAGAAACGAGGGTGCAATGGTTTCTAAAGACATCAAAACGATCCAAGACGCGCTCGCGCGCGAGGGCCGCATCGAGGGCGACAGGTGCGTCGTGCCGGGTGACTTTTTCTTGCGGCTCAATGCCAAACTGAACGAGAGGACCGGCCCCTCGATTCTTGACCGGATTTTGGCGAACGAAGACTCGGATTCCTGCAGTGACTGAGGAGAGGCAAACCATGACCAACGTGACCAAACTGAAAGAACCCACCGTGCTCGACCCGCCGCAGCTGCTGCAGCAGGCGATCGCCTCCGGTGCCTCGATCGAGACGCTCGACCGGTTGCTGACGATGCAGGAGCGCTTCGAGGCCAACCAAGCGCGCAAGGCATTCAATGCGGCCATTGCGGCCTTCAAGGCCGATCCGCCGGCGATCCTGAAGAATGTCGCCGTGTCATTCGGCAATACCAACTACAAGCACGAGGACCTTGCCGAGCTTCTAGCCGTCGTTGATCCGGCGCTCGCCAAGCATGGCCTGTGGGTTCGCTTCAAGATCCACAGCGGGCCCGATCTAGTCACTGTGACTTGTGTGCTCGGCCACGTCGATGGCTACAGCGAGGCCGACAATACGCTGTCGAGCAAGCCGGACACCTCGGGCGCCAAGAACCCGATTCAGGCGATCGGCTCGGCCGTTAGTTATTTGCAGCGCTACACGCTGAAGGCTGCGCTCGGACTTGCCGCCGCCAAGGATGACGATGGCAAGGCATCCGGCCGCCGCGGCGATGTTCTATCGCCACAGCAAGTCGACGAAATCAACGAGATGCTCTTGGCCAACCCGAAAATCAATGTGGACAAGTTTCTCCAGTTGGCCGGCGCGCCCTCGGTCAGTGACATCATGGCGGTTAAGTTCGATTCGGCCCTGCGTTACCTGAAAAATCGGGCGAGCAAGAAATGATCGAAATCATCGACTGCGAACAAAACACGCGAGAATGGGAGCTTGCTCGCTGCGGCATGCCGACTGCGTCAGCGGCCTCAAAGGTCCTGGCGCAAGGTCGCAAGGGAGAAGACTCGAAAGTCCGCCGGGATTACCTGTACCAGCTCGCCGACGAAGTCATCTATCAAAGCCCAGCTGAATCCTACACCAACGAGAACATGGAGCGAGGAAAGCTATGGGAGGCGCAGGCCCGCTCCATCTATGCTTTGGAAAACGATTGCATCCCGGAGCAAGTAGGCTTCGTCAAGAACCACTCTGTGCGAGCAGGGTGCAGTCCTGACAGCTTTATCGGCACTGAAGGCATTCTGCAGATCAAAACCTCTTTCCCCCGGCTTTGGGTACATCATCTGATCCATGGCACGTATCCGTTAGAACACAAGCCGCAGATCCAAACAGAACTCTGGCTTACGGCCAGGGCTTGGACAGACCTGATGATCTATTGGCCACACAGGCAGCCATACATCATTCGAATAGAACGGGACGACGAGTACATCAACGAACTACTCGGACCGCAATTCTATCGGTTCAACCACGAATTGGACACCATTGTCGCCGCCATGCGGACCAAGCTCGATCTTGAGGGCACGCTGCGCAGATCCGTGGAAGCCGCGCAATGACCCAAGCTTGCGAATGCCTCAAGGTCGCGCTCAAGCAGGAGGCCGACGGCTACATGCTGACGCTGCGCATAAAGCCCGAGGAACTGCCAGAGACGGTGATCCTCGCCAATGTCAACGCGCGGTTTGCCGTCGCGTTCTCCGAGATAGACGATCAGGAGGAGCTCAAACCAGCGCCAGCCAACAAAGGGAAGCGCCGGCAGAATTCCAACGTGATGCGCGCAGCGATTTTATGCGGCGAAGACCTGTTCCAGAAGTTTATGCAGAAAAACCACGCCAAGGCCTGGAACGGCGCGATCGGGGAAGGCGCCTTCAAGGCGGCGGAGGCGCTGCGCGACGCGCTTGGCATCGAGAGCCGCAAGGAGCTCGCCAGCAACGAACTGGCACTCGCCGAATTCGACAAGCTCACCGCGCAATATGAAATGTGGAAGCGAGGACAATGATGACCGAGGAACAGATCGAGACGAGGCTCGCGGATCTGGAGGCTTCGATCGAAGCTCTTGTAATGCTGCTCAAGCCGTTCGGCGCGGGAGCAAAGGGCGAAGTTAGCCCCACGGGCGATGGTCATCTGCTGCAGGATCTGCAGGAATTCAAGTCGTTCTGCGAACTGATGCGGGACGAAGGTGTCCGATCCTATCTTGAGATCGGCGCCTGGTCCGGCGGATCAATAGAGGAAGCCGCGAAATTTCTTCCTGTCGGCTCGCGCATCGTTGCAGTCGAACAGCCCTTACCGCCTTATGCGCTCTTCCATCATGCTAAGCGCGCGCGGCTTAACCAAGTCTTACAAACGCTCTTTAACGACGGTTATAAAACGCATCTCGTCACCGGCGACAGCACCTATCAAGACACGATCAATAAGGTCAGATCTTTTGGGCCCTTCGATGCCATGTTCATCGATGGCAGTCACGTGTTCGCGGCCGTGGCCAGTGACTTCTACAATTACTCGCCAATGGCCAAACTCATCGGGTTTCATGACATTGCCGGTGACTTTCCCGGAGACGGGGTCGCCGAGTTCTGGAAACTGCTCAAGCCATCCTTCAAACATGTCGAGTTCATCAGTGAGGCCACGCGCGCACGGACAGAGGGCGGCTACGGCATCGGCGTAATCTGGCGCGATGCGGAGCAAAGCAAATGAGCGACAGGGTTTATCAAGAGCAAGAGGATCACATCGCTGATTGTTACAAGCTAATCAACGAGCAGAAAGCCGAGATAGCGCGGCTCAAGGAAATTAAGACGCCAGCAAGCGCGGCTTTGGTGAACATAACCAAAGCAATGCTCGACGAGGCAGACGCGAAAATTGCCCGGTTGCAGGCGGCGCTGGAGGAAATAGCAAATAGCCAAGCCGATACGATTGAAATTAGCCCCTATT